ATAGCGATCTCTGAAACGCTTCAGCTTACAGCTGAACAACGGAACCAGATTTTTTTTGCAGTCAATGTTTAATTTAGTTAAACACTGATAAAGGAGGCTCAGCATTGGAATTATCTATTACGTTTGAACGATCTCTGTACCAGGCGGTGATCCGATTCAAACAGGATCACACGGGGGTATTGGAGGCCAGAACAAAACTAAGAAAAGAGAGGTGCGCTAAGGATGCAGAATGGCCAGTACAAAACCTTCAAAACCACGATGGGCCACAAGGTCCGGATGAGGATGACGGAGGACGAGATCGCAGAGCGGGAGCTGTTCCACATTGCCCTGGTGGGTCTGCCGTTCATCACCGCAGCGCTGATGTTCGCCCTCTGGATCAAGATGGGGTGAGCGGATGGGAAAAGCAATCGTTGAATCTGCCGGCGTAAGGCATTGCCCGGAGTGCGGGAAGGAATTCTTCGTACAGTGGGCTGATATGTGGGCTTATAAGCGCAGAGAAGGGCCGAAGGATAAATATCTTTGCAGCTGGAGCTGCATGAGAAAATACGACAAAGAGAAAGGAGAACCGAAAGTGGGAGGGCGCAGGAAAATCACCAAAGATCAGGAAAAGGAGGCCGTCAAGATCGCGCTGGACGGCGGAGATCCGCTGACGTTCCTGGCAAAGTGCGGGATCAATAATCCGCCGCAGAAGTGGTACGACATCAAGACCGCCGTGAAGGAGACGGATCCGGACACCTTTGCAAAGCTGCCGCTCCGGATCCAGCGGAAGAAGGAACCGGAAACACCGGAGGCGCCGCTGCCAGTGCAGGATCTGAAACTGCAGCCAGGCGGAAACTATCGGCTCAGTGTGGAGACACCGGAAGCTCCGGCACAGGTTCCGGAGGAATACGAGTTCACCGCGATCCGGCATAAAAACTTCGGGGAATTCTATTTCGACCATGACCGGAACTGCATCGACTGGCGGACTCCTGAAGGGGATGAGATGACCCTGAGCGTGGACGGATGGAAACGGTTCTTCAAGACCGCGCCGGCATTGATCAAACGGATAGGGGTGAAACTGTGAGCGAGCATGAAAAACCGATCCGGATCATCCCGACACCGCAGGTCACCGGATACTGGCACCATGATTTCAGCGATTATCCGGACGAGGTGAAAGTGAAGATGGCCGACGGGAAATCAGTAACCTATGTCCGCCAGATCGAACAGCCGCATCCGCAGTGCCTGAAAAGTATCGAGCTGATCCGGATTATGAAAGATTCTACTTTCGGCGGATATAAGGCAAAACACGTAAAAAAGAGCCGGTGAGCGCTGCAACACTCGACCGGCAGTAGAACAAAAGATCCCGTGCTTATTGTAGCACAGAAGGAGGCAAAAGTGAATATTAAGGATCTGATTCAGTCGCTGAAGGTACAGCTCCAGGAACTGGAAGACGTAAAGGCCCAGATCGCGGAAGCCCAGGAAGATATCCGTGAAACGATCGCGGAGCTGCAGATGTCGGAGGCGAGCGAATGAAAGACGACAGAAACTGCAAAGAATACTGCAGATACGCCCAGTACTGCTACACAAAGGGCGCCGTCGGCATGGATCCGGAAGACTGCGCGATGTTCTTTAAGATTGATGACCTGCTCATGGATGCACGGTACAGCCGGGACGACTATGACCCGGATGAAGAATACGAAGAGGAGGAAGAAGAGGAATGACCATTACCAGAGGACCCGTGAAGACGGCGATCCGCGTCGGGATCTACGGGACGGAAGGCGTCGGGAAGACCACCTTCGCGTCCCGGTTCCCGGGAGCCGTATTCATTGACACAGAGGGAAGCACGAAGCACATGGACGTCGCGCGGTTTGATCCGCCGGAGACGTTCCAGGATGTGCTGAACCAGCTGAGCTGGGTGCTTGGCAACCCTGAGACGATCGGCACCGTCGTGATCGACACCGTGGACTGGCTGGAGAAATTCATTTTCAAAGCGGTCTGCGATGAGAAGAAGATCCAGAACATTGAGGACATCGGATACGGCAAAGGATACGTCTACGCGAAGCAGAAGGTCCAGGGGCTCCTGGAGCTGCTGGACGAGATCATCCGGCGCGGGATCAATGTCGTCCTGGTCTGCCACAGCATGATCCGGAAATTCGAGCTCCCGGACGAGATGGGAAGCTATGACCGGTACACCCTGAAGCTGAACGAGAAGAATATCGCCCCGCTGATCAAAGAATGGGTGGATATGCTCCTGTTTGTGAACTACAAAACGGACATTGTGACCGCTGCCGACGGAAAGACCAAGAAGGGCCGGGGCGGGCAAAAGCGCGTCATGTATGCCAACCATAACGCGTGCTGGGACGCGAAGAACCGCTTCGGCCTGCCGGACGAGATGCCCTTCGAGTATGACCAGATCGCTCACCTGTTCGGGGAGATGAAACCGGTGGAAGCCACCGAGATCCCGGAAGAGCGGATCGAACCGATGGAGCCGGTCATCCTGCCGCACATCAAGAAGGACGCGCCGGCGAAGGTAGAGACCGTGAAAGAGGTTCCGAAGGTAAAGAAGAAGGAACCGCAGCCGCGGCCGGAGAGTATGAAGAGCGACGATCCGGACAAGGATATCCTGCTGGAGAAACTCTGGGGCATGATGCAGCTGAGCGGCGTGGAAGATCCGCTGATCCTTCAGTCCGTTGTGGCAGAGAAGGACTATTACGACATGAGCACCCGGGTGGCGGACTATGAAAAGGACTTTATCAGCGATGTGCTGATTGAAGCATGGGCCCAGGTGAATGACCTGTGCCAGACCAAAATTCATGATTTACCATTTTAATTGAGGAGGACGAAAAACATGGCTAATACTGAAGAAAAAATCATTGGTTGGGACGACGAGATCCAGAACGACGGGGAATACAGCGGAGAGGAATCTGTTGTGCTGCCGGAAGGCAGCTATGACTTCGAGGTAATCAAGACGGAACAGGCCTGGTACGACGGCAGCGCGAAGATCCCGGCTTGCAATATGGCAAAAGTGTTCCTGCGGATCGACGGCGGAGACCTTGGAAGCGGGCTGTGCGTCGAGAACATCTACCTGCTGGAGCGTCTGGAGTGGAAGGCCTCCGCGTTCCTCCGTTCCATCGGCCTGAAGAAGCACGGGGAGCCCATTGCCTGGCGCCAGCTTGTGCACTGCGACGGAGAAAAGGGCCGCTGCCAGATCTACGTGGACGAGTACGAAGGCCGGGACGGAAAGACGCACACGTCCAACAAGATCAAGAACTTCTTCGACAAGAAGGATCAGCCGGCGAAGAAGGAGTTCAAGAAGGGGGCGTTCTGATGGAAGTCAACAAGCCAAGGATGTTTCTTGCTGATTATCTTGTAAACGGTTGTTGGAAACACAATGCTCATATTTTGCAAGAATTCAATATGGAAGCATCTGATGAAATGATAATCAGAGAACTTGAAAGATATGAAACTGAAGAGCTGGGTAGCAATGCAAAGTGTGCAATTGCTGCAGAATTGTATGGTTCTTTGTTGAGCCTGGATGAACTCACAGATATCCAAGAAGGAAGAAAACAGTGCAAACATGAAATGCGCGTAATTATTCCATATATTGAACTTTTCATAGAATACATGAAAGAGCCTCCAGAAAGGAGTATGTATCAATAATGTATGAAATCGGAAAAATTTGTCCTATAAACCCGCACGGGAATGGATATTGTCAGGAAAACAAATGTGCGCTTTGGGACACAGATTCAAATATCCCGGGATGTTCTATATTCCATGCCTGTCGCGCTTTATGCGATACAGAATCTGAAATTCAATCAATCAATCGAAATGGAATCGTGGTGTATGTAAAAGATGACAGAAATTAATGAAGCCCGGGAACTTCTGAACCATATCCCATGCAGTCAGCTGAGCCATAACGAATGGGTGAATATAGGGATGGCCCTCCACAAGGAGGGCCTGCCCTGCAGCCTCTGGGATGACTGGAGCGCATCAGACACCGCACGCTACCACAGCGGAGAATGCGAAAACCGCTGGAGATCCTTCGGGAACTACTCCGGCACGGATGTCACGATGGGCACGGTATACCACCTTGCCGGAGAGTTCGGCTGGACACCGGCCCAGAGCCTGAAAACCTACGGCTGGGACGACATAATCACAATGGACGAAGAGAATGCCGTCGGATGGCACAGGGAAGAAACGAACCAGACTGTGCCGCCGGTCGCGGAAGACTATAACCCGGTGAAGGATGTCACGGATTACCTGTCCGCGATCTTTGAACCGGAAGAAAAGGTTTGCGTGGTTGTGACGGCCAGTCAGGACGATGATGGAAAGTGGCGCCCGTACGGCGGATCCACCAGCCGGACCTGCAAGCAGCTGCTGGACAGCATCAAGGATAGCCTGAAGAAGAAAACAGGAAACCCGCTGACGGATACTTTCGGAACCACACAACAGGACGCCGGCGTCTGGGTCTGTTTCAATCCGATGGACGGCACCGGCAGACGGAACGCGAACGTCACCAGCTACCGGTACGCGCTGGTCGAATCAGACACACAGGACATCGATACACAGTACGCGATCCTGCAGGATCTGAAACTTCCGATCCGGATGCTGGTCCACAGCGGCGGAAAGAGCCTGCACGCGATTGTTCACATCGGCGCGGTGGATTACCGGCAGTACCAGGAACGCGTTGATTACCTTTATACCGTATGCCGGAAGCACGGGCTTGTCGTGGATACCCAGGACAAAAACCCAAGCAGACTAAGCCGGCTGCCCGGATTCATGCGGGGCGAAAAACGCCAGTACATCGTCGACAGGAATATCGGTTTCACGGATTACGTGGAATGGCAGCACTACATCGAGGACGAGATGGTGGAGCCGCTGAAGGTCGACAACATGGCGGAGATCTATGAGAACCCGCCGCCGCTGAAGCCTGAACTGATCGAAGGTATCCTCCGGCAGGGGCACAAAATGCTCCTGGTGTCCTCCAGCAAGGCTGGCAAGACTTTCGCGCTGATCGAGCTTGCCATCGCGATCGCCGAGGGGCGCCGGTGGTTAGGATTCCGGTGCAAGCAGGGCCGGGTGCTTTATCTGAACATGGAACTGGACGAGGCCAGCTTCGACGACCGGGTGATCCGGGTGTACAAAGCGCTGGATATCCAGACCATGCACATGGAGAACATCGACATCGTACACTTGCGCGGACAGATCGAGAAACTGGAAAAGCTGGTTCCGCAGATCAACCGGACTATTAAAGGGAAGGAATACGCCGCGGTGATCCTGGATCCGACCTACAAGTTGGGCATCGGAGACGAGAACGCAGCGGAACAGGTGACGGCCTTCTGCAATGCCATCGACAGGATCGCGAACGCCGGCGCCAGTGTGATCTACGCCCACCACCACAGCAAAGGGGCCCAGGGAAACAAGGCGAGCATGGACAGGGCCAGCGGATCCGGCGTATTCGCCCGGGATGCTGACGCGCTTCTGGACATGATCGAGCTCCGGATCCCGAAGGAGCGGGAAGACGAGGCGCAGTCCGTATACGGCGAAAAGTGCACCGCGTGGCGGCTGGATGCGACACTCCGCGAGTTCCAGAGAATCGAACCGGTGAATCTGTTCTTCAGTTATCCGCTACATGAAATTGACGCCGGCGGGATCCTGGAAGAGGCGAACCTGGAAGAGAACGAGCGCAGCATGGAGAACGGCCGGGAGATGGGCAGCCTGGCAAACAAGGTAAAACGCCAGGCAAACATTAACGACCTTGCGGAGGCGATCCAAAGGGACATTGACGTCGCAGGAAAGCCGAAAACGCAGAAACAGTACGCCGAAGAATTTGGCGTATCGGACAGGACAATCCGCAGCTGGTGGAAGGCTCTGGAGGAATAAAGCCAAAAGCGGAAAAAGCGGAAACCTCAGTTTATATATAGATATTTCCTTCCTATACAAGACAGTGTCCTTCCGGGAGGGAGGGAAGCGCTTAAAGGCGCGCGCTTCCTCTCCTCCCCGCGAAAGGACTTTGAAAGGAGTTGCCGATGAGATTCAAGCTGAAGATGATCCCGCCGACGGCGACGGCCCAGCAGAAAGGCGAGCGGGTCGTCGGGGGATACATCCACCACTATAAGAAGAAGAACGTCGCCCAGGCGGAGGCGATCCTGCGAGATGCGCTGCTGCCGTATGTGCCGGCGGAACCGATCACCGACGCGCCGATCCGGCTGAACGTGCTCTGGATGTTTCCATATCCGAAGAGCGCCAGGAAGCACCGGCCAGGATGCGACAGGCAGAAGATCACCCGGCCGGACACGGACAACCTGAACAAGATGCTGAAGGATGTCATGACGGACATGGGCTTCTGGAAGGACGACGCGCTGATCAGCCTGGAACAGATCTGGAAGGTTTACAGCGACGAGCCCGGGATATGGATCAGTATCTCGACGATGGAGATGGATATCGATGACGAAAATCTCACCTTTTATTAAGTGCGTTGATTACTGGCCCGGGCAGATTCCGGACAGCAAGCTGGCAGCATACAAAGCACTGATCAGTGAAGGCCAGATCCGGAAGCACCATGTGATCCACAACCGAAAGACCGGCGCCACAACGGTGGAATACTTCGCGATCGCGCCGCATGAGTGGATCCATGAAGAACTGAAGAAAAGGAGTGAAGAATATGCGAAAACCCTACACGCTGCCGGACGCTGACTGCGAGCGGCTGATGCGGTCAGAGATGACAGCGGTCAGAATGCTCCTGGCAGCACTGAGCACGGCAGCATACGCAAAGGACGACCTGAAGGCCCGGCTGGAATGCGTACCGGACGGGAACAGACGGCTCCGGCTGGCGCTGGGGCTCCTGAGGGCAGTCTGCGATGATGTGGTCGGGACGATCAGCCTGGCACAGTCCCGGCAGATCCTGGGAACCATGAAGGACTACGAGATGCGCCTGGTGCCGAAGCTGACGCCGATGAGCACGAACATCATCATGACGAAAGAAGAAGGAAAAGACCTGCTGAACCTTGCCAGGGAAAAGTGTGTCGGATGCACAGAGGACGGGGACAGCTGCAGGGAGTGCAAAATGTACAAGCTGCTGGAAGCGACAACCCCGATGGATGATTACGGCTCCGGAATGCTGTGCCCGTACGCGCTGGCGAAATGGGAGGAGTGAGAACATGGCAATCGATGCAAAACAGAGTTTCCTGAGCCAGATCGAGCACAAGTGTTCCGACATGCTGACGGTCGCTGAAATGCCGAAGATCATGAGCACGATCAGTGACCTGCTCCAGGGCTTTCGGATGGAGGAGCTGCAGCGGACTGACCTGGATCAGGACGATGATCTGATGGAGGCGTTCGTGGCCAGCATGAAGGTGCAGGGCCGGAGCGAAAAGACAATTGACCGGTATCAGTATGTGATCGGCCGGTTCATGACCTTTGCCGGAGTGCCGACGCGGTCCGTGAATGTCTATCACATCCGGAAATGGATCACGGCGGAGAAGGAACGCGGCATTCAGGACTCCACGCTGGAGGGGAACCGGCAGGTGCTCAGCTCGTACTTCGGATGGCTGTTCCGGGAATCGCTGATCGAGAAAAACCCGGTCGTGAACGTGGGCGTGATCAAGGTCCCGAAGAAGCAGAAGAAGACCTACACGGACATCGACATCGAGAAGCTGAACCAGTGCTGCGAGACGCTGCGCGACAGAGCGATCCTGCACTTCCTGAGGGCAACCGGGTGCCGGATCAGCGAGATGACCGGCCTGGATCGCGACACCGTCGACCTGGACGCGCTGGAATGTGTCGTGCACGGAAAGGGCAACAAGGACAGGGTCGTCTACATGGACGCGGTGACCGGAATGATTCTGGGGAAGTATCTGGAGACCCGGAAGGACGATAATCCGGCGCTGTTCGTCGGAAAGAGGCATGAACGGCTCCAGCCTGGCGGTGTCCGGTGCATGCTGAAGAAATTGGGTGCGGAGGCCGGCGTGGATCATGTGCACCCGCACAAGTTCCGGCGGACGCTGGCGACCGGACTGGCACGGCACGGAATGCCGATCCAGGAGGTGGCGACACTGCTGGGGCACGAGAAACTGGACACGACCATGCGATACGTGAACGTGGATCGCGAGGATACGAAGTACACATACAGGAGGTTCTCATGACGATCGAGAGGGCGAAACTGATCCGGGCGATCGACTGCTGCCTGACGGAGAACGGATGTGACATGTGTCCGCTGATGGATGAATGCTGTGACGTGCCGTTCATCCCGTTCACGGAAGTGCCGGTGGAGATGCTGGAGCGGATCAGGAAGGAACTGAAGGATGATAGTTCATGCAAACGTAATTGAATGAAAACCTATGATTTCGTTCAATTACAAGTTCATTAAATGACGGAATAAAGGAGAATGCGCAGATGCTTACAGATGAAGAAAAGAAATTGATTGTAGGAATTATCGAAGACGAAATGCAAATTATTGATTTTGTTTTTGTCTATTCAAAACATGATCAAGAACTGATGCTTTCGATTTTGGAGAAACTGCGTTAAAGGTGGTGATTGAATGGAACAAATCATAGAAATGTTAGCGCATATAGAAATGTGCGTGACAGGGATGACGATATGTATAGTTCTGATAATGGTTGCAACGCTTTTGACGGCAATTAATTCTTTTTTCAAGTGACTTAAAGGCAACGATTCAATCGAATGGAGGTGGATCCAGTGGAGCGGACTTTCAGGGGATATACGTGGAACGACATGCTCGAATCAATCGGCGTCATGCTGGACATAGAAGACGAGTTCCGCCAGCAACATAACATCAGCCCGGCGGAAGAGGCTGCGCTTGACCTGGCGGTGAAATGTATCGCAATCGTAGCGAATCGGATGAAGAACGACGCGCCGATTGACTGGGATGGAGGTGAAGAGAATGGCTGACCTGGAGAAGGTAAAGAAGGGCCTGGAGTGCTGCGCGAAAAGCATGAGCGACGAGGATCCGTTCGCACGGTGCCGGGAATGCCCGTACAATGATGAGAGCATCTTCACGGATGACTGCCGGGCGGTGCTCAGCAAGGACGCACTGGAGGTGATTGAGAATGCCGAAATTCAGTATTATCCTGCCGGAACATAACAGCGAAAAGTTCATGAGACGGATGCTGGATTCCATCAGGAAGCAGACGTTCCAGGACTATGAACTGATTGTAGCTTGTGACCGTTGCACAGACAATACAGCGGATATTGCAAGGCAATATATCCGGAACGGATCACAGGATCGCGTCCTGGAGGTCGACTTCGGCCGCTGCAGTCTTACCAGGAACGCTGCACTCGACATTGCAAAGGGTGACTGGATCCTGTTCGCGGACGATGACGACTGGTTCCTCCACGATTATGCTTTCGAAATGATCGCCGCGGAATGCCAGGACGATGTCGACGTCGTCGCATTCGGATTCCTGGCACGCAACTTCTGCAATCAGCCAGGCCTGCAATGCTTCTACAGCGCAGAGGACAATATGGCACCTGTTATGCGGGTCTGGGCTGCACCATGGACAAAAGCCTGGCGGAGGGACTTCATCGGAGAGCACCGATTCCCGGACATTGCACACAGTGATGACCTGCCGTTTACGAACGAGATGATGGCACTTGTGAACAACATGCAGGTGATCTACCAGCCGTTTTACTTCTACAATTTCATGCGGCCGGGCAGCATTCAGGATAAGCTGAGCACCGGCGAACTGGAGGCGATAGGATGACAAGAAAGCAGGAGATCCTGACGGACTATCGGCTGATCGTGATGGAGATCGAAACACTTGAACGGCAATCGAAGTTCCTGAATAAGTACATCGGAGGGCCGAAGCCTGTCCGGTCTCCGCAGTTGACGGGGATGCCCAGGGGAACCAATAACCCGGAGGCGGCAATGATGCAGACGGTTGATGATGATGACCCAATTCACCGGATCGAGGAGCTGAGCCGGGAACTGCAGGACATGCTGCTGGAATTCGAGACCATAGTGAACGGGATCCGGGACCGCCGGCTGTTCATCATTGTCCGAAACTACTATGCATTGGGATGGACTGATGAACGGATCGCGGAACAGATCGATCTGTCCAGGCAATCTGTGCAGAAGATTAGATCAGATTATTTTAATTCATTGGCATGAATTGGTTGAATTGGCACTGATGTTATGAAATAGTATATGATGACAATGTGTCACAAGGTACAGACAACACACACGGGGCGGCGCAATCGGGCGTCGCCCTACTTCATTTTACTCACAAACTTCGGGGGCCGGCGCTGTTCCACTCCTTACAGCGTTCGGGTGGTCGCAATCAAAATGGCGAGGTGGGTCCTGATTGCACTCTGATGCAGAGATCGAAAGATTCTACACCACACGAGCCTGGCGGAAGTGCCGGGCGTCGTTACTCAAGGAGCGGGGCGGATTGTGTGAGATATGTCTGAGCAAGGGCCTGATCGAGCCGGCGGTTCATGTGCATCATAAGAAGCCGATCACGCCGGAGAATCTCGGAGATCCGTCCATCACACTGGATCACAGCAACCTGATGGCACTGTGTGAAGAGTGTCACCAGGAGCAGCATCGGACGAAGCGCTGGCGCTGCGACGCTTTCGGCAGAATTTCGCTGTGATTTTGCGGGCGGCTTTTGTCCCGCTCGCGGGCCCCCCTCGGCGATTTCCGAATTTTTCCGGGCGCCAGGGCCGGCGTTTAGTTTTCTTTTTTGCTCTATTAGAAAAAGTTTTCATTTTTCCCGGGAGGAGGTGCGGAGATGGCAAAGGTGAAGCAGAGTTTCGACGAGATTATGGAACTCGCCGACCAGTACGGCGTGAAAGACAATGTTTTGTTCGTTTCCGCGGCCGAACGGTACGCGGGGCAGATGGAAATGATCAGGAGGATCCAGGAGGAACTGGACAAGCGGGGCCTGATTTACGGAACGATCGGATCCACAGGGCAGGAGAAGATCGAGGCGAACCCGCTGGCGGCGCAGCTGCCGAAGTACAACGACACCGCCAACAAGACGCTGGGCGTGATGCTGGACATCATCGGGAAGCTGGGCACACAGGCACCGGCAGGGGATAAGCTGGGTGAGTTCCTGAATGAGTAAGCCCGTAGCGGAGAACTGGATTCTCCGGTATTACCAGGCAATAGAAGACGGCAGTGTGACGGTTGGTCACTGGATCCGTCTCCTATACGAGCGGATCATCTCCGACCTGGAAAACAAGGTCTACTTCTTCGATCAGAAGAAGGCAAACAAAGCGATCCGCTTTTTTGAAAACTTCTGCCACCATTCCAAGGGGAAGCTGGCTCCCCAGCTGGTGAAGCTGGAGATCTGGCAAAAGGCGCTGATCAGCTGCGTCTTCGGTCTGGTGGATGAGAACGGGATCCGGGTGTACCGTGAAGTGTTCGTGGTGATGGGCCGGAAGAACGGAAAGAGCCTTCTGGCCTCCGGGATCGCGGAATACATGGCCTACGCGGACGGGGAACGGGGCGCGGACTGCTACTTCCTGGCGCCGAAGCTGGACCAGGCGGACATCGTGTTCAATGACTTCTGGCAGTCCATCAGCGCGGAACCGGATCTGATGAAGATCACGAAGAAGCGGAAGATGGACATCTACATCGAGAGCACGAACACGTCCATCAAGAAGGTGCCGTTCTCCG